TATACCCGTAACAGAGACACTCTATACGATTTTGTCTCAATTTATAGCAGTGGCGTTTGTTGTCATAACAGCTCGACCTCTAACGGTTTTCATGGATCAGACCTAGAATAGGTAATAAATGAGCCTATATATTTATGTTGTAAATCCCGAGCTACGTCAGATGATGGCTGAGCACCTATCGAAGCGTCGTGTAACTGATTCAGGTTGTGATCTAATGTCTCCTACTTGGGTTAATGACAAACAGTATGGTGCAGAAATGCGACTTGGTGTTCACTGTGCGGCCCAGACTGAAGCAGCTTATCCAGCACCTTACCTACTTCTCGCTCGTTCCTCTACAAGCCTAACTCCTCTACGTATGTCTAATCAGGTTGGTCTTGCAGATATGGGATATCGTGGTGAGCTTATTGCACGTGTTGACGTTATGCACGGTGATACGTATAATGTAACTCAGGGCACTCGTCTATTTCAAATTGTACAGCACAATTGGATGCCTTGGAAGAATGTAGTTCTTGTCGATTCACTCGACCAGCTACCTGCTCCCCCCGATAATCGTGGTTCTGGTGGATTTGGGTCTACCGGAACTTAAGAAAACGGATGATAATTAAGATTTTAACTTAGAGATCAAAAAGTTACCATGGATACTTCTCGCATCACTCGCTTTCGCTTTCGCGACAACGATAAGTTGATGGTTCAGGCCGGCATTGATGCCGTAACCGGTGCCGAGATGTGGGACTGGATGAAGATCTATGAGCCCGAGGAGGACAAAGGATTTATGTTCTCAGATCACCCAAATTTGGATAAAATTAATAGTCGGATGCACAAGCTGTACAACGGCCATTCAGGATCATCGTACGGCTGGACAATGCGCCAGCTAGAGTATATTGCAAAGAATGGATTCGACGCGTATGTCGACATGATGAATGGTGGGCCTATTATAGCGCCGCGTCGAACAACTCCGGTGCCCGAGGTGCCTGCTGTGGTGCCACCTATTACGGATGTCCCCCCGGTTCACAATCGGGCGAATACAGGAGGTGCAATGCCTCGTAATCTGTGCATGTGCCGTGATCGGCAGGGATTATCCGAAGGATGGTGCGGCGTTGCTAGTGGGGGAGTTCCTGCTTGCGAGCATTGATAAACTAGGCATTTAAACATTTTTTAACTATATAAAGTACGCCTTCTTAGCTCAGTTGGTAGAGCACCAGCTTTGTAAGCTGTAGGTCCTGGGTTCAATTCCCAGAGGGGGCACATAGATCATATCAAACGATATGTCTATATGTCTTCAATTAAAAGGTCGAATATCGTGATTTGTTAGTTCTCTTTCGTTTCGTAATACATTACGAAATATATCATCGCATTCTAAATTTGAAGCGCGTGCTGCACCCGATGGTTCGGGACCACATATATCGCATAATGTGTTATATCTTTTCATAATAGTTCGAGCTTCATCCGAATCATAATCGGAAAACCAATGATTATCAGTCCAATATTTTTTTATATTAGATAACTTTGATACATGATTAATATTAATGTCTGTATGTCTTATATCAAAGTGACCAGCAACAGTTTCCCAAAAATAGTATTTATTGAAACCAGTATCTCCTGTAAATAAATATCCTTCTCCATTTGCCATTTCATCATTTTTTGCTGTAAAATAAACCCGTGTTGGTGGCGATTCTGTCCAAGTATTTGAATTTAAATATTCAATCAGTTCCGGAGAAGACACAAAATCGGCATCCCATTTAAATTTCCAAAGATGACTTGCATGTGAAAAACACCAAGTATAATAGTGTGGAATACTGTGTTCCGATGAGGCGTCTGTAACTAATGTTTCATAACCAGCGCGTGAAATTGGTACAGAGTATTCAATAATTTTTAAAGGAAGTTCTTCTTTTAATGATTCAACAATTTCACGCGATCGATCTGTACAAAGATGTAAAATTACAATAATCTCATGAGGAATCGTAAGATCCTTAAGAGACCGCAATGATGCTTCTAATGTTTCTTCTTCGTTTCGAGCACGAACTATAAATGAAATACCATCCATTATTTTTATACTATTTTGATAATTAAAGCTTTAAACGATTAGCTATACTAAATCACGAATCAGAACAAGTGAAATTGTGTCGTGTATAATTGCGCCCCAGTATGCAGAATACCAGCTTGTTTTGAAACCAAAAATCATAATTAAAATAACTACAATTGAACGCAAGAAGGTGTTTAAGAGAGCGTTCGACGTCGGGAAGAACCACAGGTCCATTTATCTTCTCAAAATTTTTTCTTGCTGAATATCATAAACATAAAATGGGTGGTGGTTTAATGCAGCTCGTTTCATATGGTGCGCAGGATATTTACATCAGTGGTAATCCGCAGATCACGTTCTGGAAGATCCTATACAAGCGTCACACGAACTTCGCCGTAGAGTCTATTGAGGTGACGTTCAACGGTCAGGCCGACTTCAACAAGCGTGTAACGGCTGTCATCAACCGTAACGCTGATCTAATGTACAAGACATACGTACAGGTCGTTCTCCCGCAGATTCAGCTAGCGACCAGCGGTAGCACGCTTGGTTACACCGGCCCGACTCAGGGCTTCCGCTGGCTCAATTACATTGGTCACCGCCTCCTCAAGCAGGTTGAGCTCGAGATTGGTGGCCAGCGCATTGATCGCCAGTACGGTGACTGGATGCAGATCTGGACCCAGCTCACGACAGAGGCTGGCCAGGTCCGTGCCCTTGAGTCGATCATCGGTAACACGCACGACCTAGTTCTCATGAAGCGTGCCAACGGCCTAGCTCTCGATGCGACCTGCTCTGCCTCTGAGACGACTATCTCCTGCGTATCCCGCAGTGGAACTCCGGCGAAGACGCTCTACATCCCGCTCCAGTTCTGGTTCTGCCGCAATCCGGGTCTTGCTATCCCGCTCATCGCTCTCCAGTACCACGAGGTCCGCATCAATGTGGACTTCGAGACGTGGCAGAACTGCCAGTATGCCGAGACTGCAGTTGGTGCCTCTGTAGCTGCTCCGGCCCAGTCCCTCGCCGCTGCCTCTCTCTATGTTGACTATGTCTACCTAGACACGGAGGAGCGTCGCCGCTTTGCCCAGCAGTCCCACGAGTACCTCATCGAGCAGGTACAGTACACGGGTGCTGAGTCAATCACGAGCTCAAGCAACAAGCTACAGCTCAACTTCAATCACCCGGTTAAGGAGCTCCAGTGGGTCGTACAGCGCGACTCGTTCGTCGACTGCTCCAATCCGGGCTGGGTTGCGTCAGTTGGCGGCCCGCAGCCGTTCAATTATTCTGATGACTTCAGCACGGACGGTATCATCATGTCTCTCCTCTCCCAGGCTAGCAGCAGTGGTACAACTACATCGCCCAGCGTTGCTACAGCTCTTCTCGGCCAGGGTCCTACGCAGGCTTCCACTCTTCTTGGTGCCGAACTAACTGACGTTGCCGGTACATCAGAGTTTGAGTCTGGTGTCAACTACCTCCTCGCGAAGGTTGTTCTTGACTCTGGTATTCGCTGCGAGGGTAAGAACCCGGTTGAGGTTGCCAAGCTCCAGCTCAACGGCCAGGACCGCTTCACGGAGCGCGAGGGTGCCTACTTCGACAAGGTGCAGCCGTTCCAGCACCACTCCCGTACGCCGTCTACGGGTATCAACATCTACAGCTTCGCTCTCCGCCCGGAGGAGCACCAGCCGTCTGGCACGTGCAACTTCTCCCGTATCGATAAGGCCACGCTCCAGCTTACGGTGTCCCTCAACACGGTTACGGGTGCGCGCACGGCCCAGGTCCGCGTCTACGCGCTCAACTACAACGTGCTCCGCGTCATGAGCGGCATGGGTGGCCTCGCCTACAGCAACTAGAGTGGTTGCTGGCTAATTCTACCAATAATAAATACAATAAAACTACAAATTTGCGTGGAAATCCATATAAATTTGTTGTTGATGTTAGAAAATGGCATTCTCAGGTATTACATACCGCACTGCAAGAAACTGGAATAGTGTTATCCCTGTAACCTCGGTCCCAATTAAATATTTGGAAATAGGAACATTCTACGGGGCTAATCTTTTTTCAGTGGGCAATTCATATGCGTCTCATCCAGAAAGTCGTATGTATTGTATTGATCCGTGGATCGACTACAGTGACTATCATGAATATGGAGGGCAGCAACAATCTATACACGAGACATTTGTAAAAAATCTAGATTCATCGGGACAGAAGGATAAGATAACAGTTTCTAGAGGATTCTCTCATATTGAGATTCCAAAGTTCGAAGACAACTTTTTTGATATTGTTTATATTGATGGAAATCATGAACCGGAGTATGTTGCCGAGGATGCGGTCCTTGCATTTCGCAAGCTTAAGTCCGGCGGCTGGATGATATTTGATGACTATGGTTGGCATGGGCCCGATATGACACAGCGTGGTATTGATGGATTTCGATCTGCATATCATAAGCGGATATCCCCATTGCAACCTATTGTCCAGACACAAGTATTCGTACAGAAACTATAATGCAAATGTGTGGTTTAATATCGAAATATCATTTGTATATCTAAAATAAATGTTATCAACTTTGAAAAAAATTAATTCGGATATAATGCAACCTAGGGTTAATCCAATTGCTACTCCAATTGTTAACCCCATGGTTAAACCTAGACTTACCAATACATTACCAGTGGTAACTGAAAAGACAAGCGAAGAACCTCCTATATTTCCGAATATAATAAGACCATATCCGGCTTTTCCGAGATCTCTGTGCGATTATTCCACTCTGGAGTATATAGATGTAAAAACTCTCATTGATCCAGAAATTAATTTATATTATTTTAATTCAGCAATTTGTAAATATAAAAATCAATATCGGTTTTTTTATAGATGTAGTAAAAACCCAAAATCCGTCAGTGATCGAATTGCAACTTGTCTGTTAACCACTGATTTGAAAGTAGTTCCGAACACAAATAAATATATAGATGTATTTTCTGACTGGCATGAAAGTTATAAATCGGGGCATATGGATAAACCAAGAGAAATATTATACACATATTATGGTGAAGATAATAAATCGTATGTAACAAAAAGTTACGTATATAAAAAAAATGAGCACGTTGAAGATCCACGCGTAGTTCAATTTAATAATAGTTGGTTTTTAACTTATACAGATGGTCTAGCAGTTGGTGTTGCTAAATTGGATTTGGATACATGTGAAGTTATATATTCTCATTTTTTAAAGTCTCCTCCCAAAAGGTTTATTCCTAAAACTAATGACGGACGAGAAAAAAATTGGATTATGTGTGTAGATGGGGATAGACTTTTTGCATTATACTCCGATACTCCTAGAACATTTATCGAATACGATGATACGGGAACTAGCCTTGAAACTATAGATGTTGTTAGCGAAGGCTATAACACAACATGGGCTTATGGTGATATTCGCGGAGGTTGTCCTCCTATTGAATATGATGTTGATAGTCTAATTTGGTTCTTTCATTCTTTAAAACGAATGAACACAACAATTGGAAATGATTCGGGTGTTTACTTTATTGGAGCATATTTAACAACAAAGTCATATCCATTCCAAGTAGTTAACATAATAACACATCCAGTTTTGATGGGTGTACCTTCATTTGTCTCTGAAACTTTATATTTGCAAGATAATGTAGTATATCCTTGCGGAGCAATAACAATCGATTCTCAAACTTTTTTAATAAGCATGGGAATCAATGATTATAGAATAGCTCATTTACGAGTTAAAAAAAATATGTTAATTTGGAAGACTAAAATATACGATACGTTGCAACTTTAAATGAATAATTTAAGTTAATACGTCTCTCCGATATACCTTCCATTCTCCGTTATGACTATATGTTTCAGTATATCCTTTTGAAACAAGTAATCTTTGAGCCCTTTGAGTTGTAGGCCAGTTGGTATCATCAAAAATCCAATAACCACCCTCTCTCAGTTTATTCCAATAGAGTTCTACTTCCTCACACGTAATTTCTTCACTATGATTACTATCCTGGTGAAGAATGTCTATAGAGTTATCACTAAAACGACTAATACAATTTCTACTAGTGTCTTTCCAAAGTTTTACTATATCATCGACATTGTTTTCTACCATAATGTACTTAGTATATTTAAGCATTTGTTCATAATTAATCTTAGACCACCAATCAGCGTTGGCTTTATCATTTGTTCCTTCAACAGAGGCCTGTGTAGACCACGCGTCAATTCCAATTACCTCTGATTTAGGATTGATGTTCTTTGACATAAGTGCAATAGGTAGAAGACTTTTTCCGCCAAATACACCAAGTTCTACACTAAGGGATGGTTTACATTCCCAAACAATTTCCATTAGCTTATCTGCCTTCTCAACTGTGCACCATCCCTCGATACTTGTGTAATTTGATGGGAGCATTATTTTTTATTAATAATATTAGTATTTTCAAAATTTAACACATCCGAAGAGTGAATTAATCTCTAGAAATAATCGTGACACCGTCAAAGTAAAGTTGATCTCCAGAACAATACCCTGTCCATATATTTGGCATTGTTATATATCTATTTTGGTTGAGCCATGCACCCCACCAGCTTAATGTACTATTTGCACAAATAGCTCCTTTACCACACTGACTCATTACATACAATGTCTCAGTTGCTGTCATTTTAGTTGACGGAATGATCCATGCTTTATCTGAAAATAATTTCGGTATTTCTATCGATGACCATTCCATATCATCACTTAGAAGAATAATAGGACACATAACAGGCTTGAGAGCCTTTCTATAATAATTTATAGCATTGAGGTCGAATGCCTCGTTATTAACATAATCAGTTCTTCTAACATGTAAAAAACATATACTTGATAAGTTAAAATCTAATAAAGGCACTGGGAGTCTAGTTTTAAATTTATTCCAAACATCATCATTAGCATTGCCCATAAAGTTTTTATGCTGAAAATAGCCATTTAAGATAACAAGTTGTTCTGTTGCATCTGGAAGTTCTACATATTCATGAACTCCACATCCTTCAATTATTTTTGTCGTTTTAAATGAATCCTTTTGAATTAATGGTATTTCGGGAAAAAGATCATTTATTGATTTATCATTTGAACAGTGTGGATTAGAATATAATTGAGTAAAAACAACCTTTCTATTATATTTTTTTCCATATTCAATTACAGCACTTAGTATAAATAATTGATTGCCAAGCCCACCGATTAAATTTCCGCTTACAAACATGTTTATTTTCATTATTTATATTATTTATGTTTTACAAACACATGGATTCATTTTATCTTCCTTGGAATGAAAGTGCCAAAGAAGCTACTCTAGACCCAAATTGGAAACGCAATAATAATATACACCATATGTTAGAACACCTACCCGGAGAACATGCTATTGTATATATAAAGTTATGCAAAGAAGAAGGATTAACAGATACACAGATACAAGCGTATGCCGATATGTGTGATTCTGTTGGAAACCCGGACCGGAATTTTTACTCTGAGGTAAATTTAACATTTTCCCCTACATCAATGAGATATCTTTATCATGCAACTCAAATATTAAAAGCAAACAATATGCTACCCATTGTTGAGTTAGGTGCCGGATACGGCGGTCTTGCTCTTGCTATAAATTATGTTTCTACTCTGTGGAATAAATTAGTGCCTGTATATATTATTATAGATCTTCCTGGGCCAAAGGTACTCCAAAACTATTATCTTAATAAGTTTAATATAAAATTTCCCGTAAATTGGTCAGACGGAACAAATCTACCTGCGTGTTTCTTTGTAAGTAATTATGCTCTGGCCGAAATAGGAGAAAATGATAGAGTCAACTATATTTCATACGTATTTGATAGTGTTGTTTCTGGATTTATGGTTTGGAACAGTGGTGCGTCATTTGAATTTTTATCAAAGAAATTTGATTCTGTATCAGTAGAAGATGAGTATCCACAAACAGGTCATGCTAATAAGGTGATAAGGTTTTAAAGTTTATTGTCTACAACACGCCGTTGAATATCACTATAACTTGCTCGTTGTACAAGTAATCTCGCATAAGGTGGAACATTTGGTACTAGAAAGTTATATTTATTAATTATGTGATACCATGAAACATCAATAACACGAAGAGGGCTTGCTATATCTTTAGTTATGTCGGCATGTTCTTCAAAATAACAAGATAATAACGGTTTTACTACTTTTTTCTTTATGATATAACATGATGAAGTTTGTGTATTTAATGCTCTAAGAAATCTTGTACTGTAAAACGGTATTCCATCACAAGGGCCCCCTTTTACACATCTACAATTTTCACCAGCGTGATTTGCATCACCCTTAGCTCTATTAATAGGTTTTGTATAAGGGTCGGACGTAATATATTCTTCTTTTTTAGAACAACTATTTCCAATATGTAACATATCACCATTTTCATCGTCTAAAAATGCATTAATATATCCATCAAGTTCTTCTCGTGATACTTGAAGCATTGCATCGTCTTCTATAACCATAACAGTATCCCAGTCTTCTTGAACCATTCTTTGCATAATTCTAACATGACTTACTGTACATCCATAAAGACCATTTTTTTGTACAGTTGCATCTAGTCTCTCAGCTCTATCATATTTAAAATTATTTTTTAATTCTTCTTCAATTTGTTGTCTTCTGTCAGTTCGATGCCAACAGTTAATATAAAATACTTTCGTAATTCGATCCATTTTATTAAGTGAATAGTAAATAAATGATAACTTTTATCTATATTACGTGTAGGAATGAACCTAAACTAGAGTGGTTTGTCGATTCTCTATGTAATCAGAAAGACAATACACCAATTCAACTTGTTG